ATGTGGCGGGCGATCGCCTCGAACGCGCTGACATTCCTGATAGTTGCCGTCTTCCTGCTGGGGGGCGTCATCCTGTGGGGACAGAGGGAATACCGCAGTGAAGGGCCCCTGGCCGAAGGCATCTGCCTGCGGGTGCCGGCCGGCTCGACCATGTCGCGCATCAGCCGCAACCTTGAGGAGCAGGGCGCTGTATCGAGTGGCCCTCTGTTTCGCATGGGGGCGGAGTACACCGAGAAATCCGATGATCTGAAGGCCGGGAGCTTCCTGATCCCCGAAGGCGCCTCGATGGAGGAGATTGTCGACATCATCACCCGTGGCGGGGCCAGCACCTGCGGGACCGAAGTGGTCTATCGCATTGGCGTGACCCGCTCTCTGGTCGAGGTGCGTGAGCTTGATCCGGCCACCAACGAGTTTCAGGAGACGGCGGAGTTCAACCCCGCCGAGGCCGACCTGATGGTGCCGGCGGAGTACGAGAAGGTGCGCGAGGAGCCGGACACCCGGTATCGCGTCTCGATCGCAGAGGGCGTGACGAGTTGGCAGATCGTGGATTCGCTGAAGCGGTTCGACGTGATGTCGGGCGAGGTGGACGAGGTGCCCGCCGAAGGAATGCTGGCGCCCGACAGCTACGAGATCACCGACGGAGCCGACCGGGGCGAGTTGATCGCCCGGATGCGGGAGGCGCAGGAGGCGCGGGTCGCCGCGGCCTGGGCGGCGCGGAGCGACGACATTGCGGTCGAGAGCCCGGAGGAGGCGCTGATTCTCGCTTCCATCATCGAGAAGGAGACCGGTGTCCCCGAGGAACGCGGACTGGTCGCCAGCGTCTTCACGAACCGTCTGAACCAGGGGATGCGGCTGCAGACCGACCCGACGGTCATCTATGGCATCACCGAGGGCAAGGGTGTGCTCGGACGCGGGCTGCGGCAGAGCGAATTGCGCCGCGAGACGCCATACAACACCTATGTCATTGACGGCCTGCCGCCGACGCCGATCGCCAACCCGGGGGTGGCGAGTCTGGAGGCCGCCGTCAATCCGCCGGAGTCGGACTACCTGTTCTTCGTCGCGGACGGCACCGGCGGCCATGCCTTCGCCGAGACGCTGGACGAGCACAACCGCAACGTCGCGAAATGGCGCCAGATCGAGGCGGAGCGGGCGAACCAGTAGGGTGTCCGCTTCGGTCAATCCTTAACAAAGCGTAATGATATCGGACGGTTGGCCTGCGGCGTTAACCTCTGAAATCTTGACTTTGCGCACGGTCCGGCGTATCCATTCGGCCATGCTGGAGGAAATGGGCAAACGGCCCGGGGTTCACACCCCGTGGCCGTTTTTTCGTTCCGTCGCGCGGAGGACAACCAGCGCAAGGGGGTCTGGGCGATGACAGCGGAGCAAACCGAAACGGAAGCGGACTGGCTTGAACGGGAAGTCAAGATGATTACGGCGCAATTGCGCGACCTGAAGACGGAGATGTTCCGGATGCAGGCGCGGGCGCGTGACGGGGACCTATCAGCGGCGAAGGAGGCACAGAAGACGGTGGTCGACGTGCGAACCTTCCTGAGCCGCGCCACTGAAACGGAGGCGAGACTTGCGGAAATCAGACAAGCAGACGGGCGGGGCGCGCGGGGATACGCGCTCGACCTCGACGGAGCGCGGGCTTCGATCCGGTGCCGGCTGGATCGCCTCCGCCGATGTCACGGTGCAGGATGAGTTCCTGGACGGTCTGGAGGAGGGAGAGCTCATGGCTCTCCCTTTTCTGTTCGAGTTCTGGGCGCTGGAGCATCAGCTGCCGCCCGAGGGCGACTGGCGGTCCTGGGTGATCCTTGGCGGGCGCGGTGCGGGCAAGACTCGGGCCGGGGCCGAATGGGTGCGGGCGCAGGTCGAGGGCGCGCGGCCGGGCGATCCTGGGCGCTGCCGCCGCGTGGCGCTGGTGGCAGAGACGATCGAACAGGCGCGCGACGTGATGGTCTTCGGCGACAGCGGGATCATGGCCTGTTCGCCGCCCGACCGGCGGCCGCGCTACGAGTCGGTGCGCAAGCGGCTGGTCTGGCCGAACGGGGCGGAGGCGCAACTGTTCTCGGCTCATGATCCGGAGAGCTTGCGCGGCCCGCAGTTCGACTGCGCCTGGGCCGACGAGCTGGCGAAATGGCGGCGCGGGCGGGACGCGTGGGACATGCTGCAGTTCGCGCTGCGGCTGGGGGAGGAACCGCGCGTCTGCGTCACCACCACGCCGCGCAACGTTCGGGTGCTGAAGGCGCTGCTGGAGAGCCCCTCGACCGTGGTGACGAGCGCGCCGACGGAGGCCAACCGCGCCAACTTGGCAGACTCGTTCCTGGCCGAGGTGAAGGCGCGGTACGAGGGCACCCGCCTCGGACGGCAGGAGCTGGAGGGGCAGGTGCTGGAGGACGTGCAGGGCGCGCTTTGGACGCCGGCGGCGCTGGAGCGGGCCTGCGTCGATATCCTGCCCGAGATGGACCGCGTGGTGGTGGCCGTGGATCCGCCGGTGACGGGGCACAAGGGCTCGGACGAATGCGGGATCGTGGTGGCGGGCGTCACGATGCGGGGCGAGGTGCGCGACTGGCGGGCCTATGTGATCGAGGACGCCAGCGTCTCGGCCGCCTCCCCGGCGCAATGGGCCGGCGCGGCGATCGCGGCGATGCGGCGGCACGGGGCCGAGCGGCTGGTGGCCGAGGTGAACCAAGGCGGCGACATGGTCGAAAGCGTGATCCGGCAGGTCGACGCGCTGGTGCCGATCCGCAAGGTTCACGCCTCGCGCGGCAAGGCCGCGCGGGCCGAGCCGGTGGCGGCGCTCTATGAGCAGGGGCGCGTGTTCCATGCCCGGGGCCTCGGGCCGCTGGAGGAGCAGATGTGTGCCATGGCAACCTCGGGCTACCAAGGCCGGGGATCTCCGGACCGGGCGGATGCGCTGGTCTGGGCGCTGCACGAGCTGATGATCGTGCCCGGCGGCAACTGGATGCGGCCCCGGGTGCGGGCGCTGTGAGCGGCGCGCAACGGGCAGCGGGCGGTCTGGCGGGGCGGGGTTAACCCGGAAAGGGGATAAGCCTTCTCACGCGGCCTTCGGGACGCAGCCGACGGAGGCAAAGGCGCGAGGGCTTCGGCCCTCGCCCGTATCGGGAGAGACGCATGGGTGTGATCGACTATTTCCGGCGCGAGGCCAGCGTACCCGAGGTGAAGGCGAGCGCGACCGGCAGGGTCGTGGCGTGGCATTCCTCGGGCCGGGTGGCGTGGAGCCCCCGGGACGTGGTCACGCTGACGCGGACGGGTTTCGCCGGCAATCCGGTGGGCTTCCGCGCGGTGAAGATGATCGCCGAGGCGGCGGCGGCGCTGCCGCTGGTCCTGCAGGACGGGACGCGGCGGTTCGAGGCGCATCCGCTGCTGGACCTCGTCCGGGCGCCGAACCCGGTGCAGGGGCGGGCCGAGCTGTTCGAGGCGTTCTACGGTCAGCTCCTGCTGACGGGGAACGGGTATCTGGAGGCGGTCGCGGGTGATGCGGGCGCTCCGGCGGAGCTGCATGTCCTGCGGTCGGACCGGATGAGCCTTGTCCCCGGGGGGGACGGCTGGCCGGTCGCCTATGACTACACGGTCGCGGGACGCCGGCATCGTTTCGACGTGAGCGGCGGGCGGCCCCCGGTGTGCCACGTGAAGGGGTTCCATCCGCAGGACGACCATTACGGGCTGAGCCCGCTGCAGGCGGCGGCGCAGGCGGTGGACGTGCACAATTCCGCCTCGCGCTGGTCGAAGGCGCTTCTGGACAACGCGGCGCGGCCCTCGGGGGCGATCGTCTATCGCGGGGCCGAGGGGCAGGGCACCATGGCGCCCGATCAGTACGACCGGCTGGTGGCGGAGATGGAGAGCCACCATCAGGGTGCCCGCAACGCCGGACGGCCGATGCTGCTGGAAGGCGGGCTGGACTGGAAGCCGATGGGGTTCTCGCCCAGCGACATGGAGTTTCAGAAAACCAAGGAGGCGGCGGCGCGCGAGATCGCGCTGGCCTTCGGGGTGCCGCCGATGCTGATGGGGATCCCTGGCGAGGCGACCTATGCCAATTACCAGGAGGCGCACCGGGCGTTCTATCGCCTGACGGTCCTGCCGCTGGCGGCGCGGGTGACGGCGCGGGTGGCGGAGTGGCTGTCGGCGTTCACGGGTGAGCAGGTGGAGTTGAAACCCGACCTCGACCAGGTGCCGGCGCTGTCGGCGGAGCGGGACGCCCAGTGGCGCCGGGTCGCGTCGGCCGATTTCCTGACCAAGCGAGAAAAGCGGGCCATCCTCGGCCTGCCGGTGGAGGAGGCGGATGGGTGAGCTGCGGGGCGCAACGGATTGGGAGAGTGTGCCTTTCGATTGTGCGCCAGGTTTGCGGCTGCAGGCGCACGAGCGGCTGAGCGAGGTGCGGATGGAGGCGCTGACCCGCCGCGTCGACAAGCTGGAAGAGATGGTGGAGCGGCTGGAACGCCGGCTGTGGCTGACGGTGTATGGCGTCGTTGGGGTGATCCTGGCGCAGGCGTTCCAGTCGGTGCTGGTGCCCTGAGGAGGAACGGATGGAACTGGAACGGAAATACTGCGCCCTGGGCGACGGGCTGACGGTGACTGACGGGCACGTGATCGCGGGCTATGCCTCGCTCTTCGGGGCGGCGGATCAGGGGGGCGACGTGGTGCAGGCGGGGGCCTATGCGGGCTCCTTGGCCGCGCTGGCGGCGCAGGGGCGGCGGGTGAAGATGCTGTGGCAGCACAATCCGGCGCAGCCCATCGGGGTCTGGGACGAGATCCGGGAGGACGCGCGCGGGCTTTGGGTGAAGGGCCGGGTGCTGGAGAGCGTCGCGAAGGGGCGCGAGGCGGTGGCGCTGCTAGAGGCGGGGGCGATCGACGGGTTGTCGATCGGCTATCGCACCAGGCGCGCGGTGAAGGATGACGGGGGCCGGCGGCTCCTGACCGAACTGGAGCTTTGGGAGGTGTCGCTGGTGACCTTCCCGATGCTGCCCAGTGCGCGGGTGGCGGCAAAGGGCGACGACCCCGGAGCCGCAATCTGGCGCGAGCTGGCGGCGGGGCTGAGGGCCCTGCGGCTTGACGGCACGGGCCGGTAGGGCCCGGCGACACACCCACGAAGGGACAATCCGATGACTTCAACCGAGAGCGCGTCTCGGACCGGGGAGGCTTTGTCCCCGGGTGACGGCGCAACGGCCGCGGTGGCCGAGTTCATCCGGGAGTTCAGGGGCTTCCGCGACGATATTCAGAAACGACTGGACCAACAGGAGGGCCGCATGACCATGCTGGACCGAAAATCGCACCGGGCCGCGCGGCCCGCTCTGGCCTCGGCGGCGGACGTGGAGGCGCCGCACCAGAAGGCCTTCGGCGCCTATGTCCGGTCCGGCGAGGACGACGGGCTGCGCGGGCTGGAGCTGGAGGGCAAGGCGATGTCCACGGCGGTGGTGGGCGACGGCGGCTACCTTGTTGATCCGGAGACGTCGGCCCGGATCCATTCGACGCTGGCGGGCGGCGCCTCGATCCGGCAGATCGCGAATGTGGTGACGGTGGAGGCGACCTCCTACGACGTGCTGATCGATCACAGCGACGTCGGCTCCGGTTGGTCGGGCGAGACCAGCGTGTCGGAGACCGGGACGCCCGCGATCGACCGGATTTCGATCGACCTTTACGAGCTGTCCGCCCTGCCGAAAATCAGCCAGCGCCTGCTGGATGACAGCGCCTTCGACATCGAAGCCTGGCTGGCGGGCCGGATCGCGGACAAGTTCCTGCGGGCGGAGGCGGCGGCCTTCGTGACGGGCAACGGGTCGGACAAGCCGACGGGCTTCCTGACGCATTCCAAGGTCGCCGATGCGAGCTGGACCTGGGACAGCCTGGGATACGTGGTGACGGGGGCCGACGGCGCCTTCGACGGCACCAACCCCGGGGATGCGATCATCGACCTCGTTTATGCGCTTGGTGCGCGCTACCGGGCGAACGGGACCTTCGTGATGAATTCGAAGACCGCCGGCGCTCTGCGCAAGCTGAAGGACGGGGACGGCCGCTATATGTGGACCGACAGCCTGCAGGCGGGGCAGCCGGCGCATCTGATGGGCTACCCGGTGCTGATCGCCGAGGACATGCCGGACATCGCGAGCGACAGCTTTCCGGTGGCTTTCGGTGACTTTCGCGCCGGCTACACCATTGCGGAGCGGCCCGACCTGCGCGTGCTGCGTGATCCGTTTAGCGCCAAGCCGCATGTCCTGTTCTACGCGACCAAGCGCGTCGGTGGCGACGTGAGCGATTTCGCGGCGATCAAGCTGCTGAAATTCGGCACCTCTTAACACGGGTGCCGATGGGGCGGGCCGCCGCGCGGCGGCCCGGTCCGGCGCGTGTCACCGACAGGCGTTGTCCAGCTGCTCCCTCCGTCGAGCAACGCGGGTGGCACGCGTCATCCGGTGGGGAGGGCTAATCCGCTGAGGGGTCGAGATGCTGACTGAAGACAATGAGATACCGCTGGCCGCCCTGCCGGTCGATGCGTTCAAGAGCCATGTGCGGCTGGGGACCGGGTTCGACTCGGACGTGGTGCAGGACGAGGTGATCGAAAGCTTCCTGCGCGCGGCCCTGTCCGCGGTGGAGGCGCGGATCGGCAAGGCGCTGATCGCACGGGATTTCACGCTGCGCCTGGCCGCGTGGCGCTCGGCGGCGGCGCAGGTGCTGCCGGTGGCTCCGGTGAGCGCAGTGAGCGCAGTGCGTCGCGTCTATGGCAACGCCGGCGAGGAGGTCGTGGATCCGGCGCTCTACCGGCTGGTGCCGGACCTGCACGTGCCGCGGATCGAGCCGGCGGGCAGCCTGCTGCCGACGATCCCGGCAGGCGGAGCGGTGAAGGTGATGTTTACGGCGGGCTTCGGGACCTGGGAGGCCGTGCCGGCCGATCTGCGGCAGGCGGTCCTGCTGCTGGCCGCACATTACTACGAATTCCGGGGAGAGACCGGGCTGGGCGAGGGGTGCATGCCCTTCGGCGTGTCCTCCTTGCTGGCGCGGTATCGCAACCTTCGGCTGGGGGTGGGCCGATGAGCCCGCGTCTGAACCGGCAGCTGGCGCTCGAGGCGCGGGCGCGGGTGGCCGACGGCGCGGGCGGGTTCGGCGAAAGCTGGAGGGAACTGGGGCGGCTCTGGGCCGAGGTGTCCGCGCGGACGGGCCGGGGACGGGACGGCGAGGGGCTCCCGCTGGCGCAGGTGCGCTACCGGATCACGGTCCGCGCCGCGCCGGTCGGCGCGCCTTCGCGCCCCCGGCCCGGGCAGCGGTTCCGCGAGAGCGACCGCATCTGGCGGATCGAGGCGGTGGCCGAGCGAGACGCGGCGGGATGCTATCTGACCTGCTTCGCGACAGAGGAGACACTTGCATGAGTTACGCGGTTTCATCGGCGCTGCAGACGGCCGTGTTCACCGCCCTGACCGGGGACGCGGCGCTGGCCGCGGTGGTCGGCACGGCGATTTTCGACGCCCCGCCGGAGGGCACGGTGCCGACGACCTACATCATGCTGGGGCCGGAGGACGTCCGGGATCTGTCCGACAGGTCCGGACAGGGCGCGCGGCATGATTTCACTGTTTCGGTGGTGACGGATGCGGATGGGTTCCAGGGCGCCAAGGCCGTGGCGGGCGCGGTGTCCGACGCGCTGACCGCCGGGCTGCCGGCGCTGGCGCGCGGGCGGGTGATCACGCTGAATTTCCTGAAGGCCCGGGCGCGGCGCGAGGCGGCGGGACAGGTGCGGAGAATCGACCTGACCTTCCGCGCCCGGGTGCATGACGACTGACAATCAAGGAGCGAACGGATGGCGGCGCAGAATGGCAAGGATCTGTTGATCAAGGTGGACATGACCGACGCGGGTCAGTTCGAGACGCTGGCGGGCCTGCGGGCCACGCGGATCTCGTTCAACGCGGAGAGCGTGGATGTGACCAGCCCGGAAAGCCAGGGCGGCTGGCGGGAGTTGCTAGGGGGTGCAGGCGTGCGCTCGGCGGCGATTTCCGGGGCCGGGGTGTTCCGGGATGCGTCGAGCGACGAGCGGGCACGGCAGATCTTCTTCGACGGGGAGTGCCCCGCTTTTCAGGTCATCATCCCGGATTTCGGCGTGGTCGAGGGGCCGTTCCAGGTGACCGCGATCGAATACGCGGGCGCCCATGACGGGGAGGCGACCTACGAGATGTCGATGGCCTCGGCCGGGGCTCTGACCTTCACGGCGCTCTGATGGGCAATCCCTATGCAGGCGAGGTGACACTGGTGCTGGACGGCGAGCGGGTCGCGATGCGGCTGACGCTCGGCGCGCTGGCGGAGCTCGAGGCGACGCTGGGCGAGGACACGCTGGTGGCGCTGGTGGAGCGGTTCGAGGGCGGGGCGTTTTCCTCCCGGGACGTGATGGCGCTGATCGTGGCGGGGCTGCGCGGCGGTGGGTGGCGCGGCCGGGCGGAGGACCTGCTGGGTGCCGAAATCGGAGGCGGTCCGATGGCGGCGGCGCGGGCGGCGGCGGAACTCCTGGCGCGGGCGTTCACGGTGCCGGGATGAGCGGGTTCGACTGGCCCGTATTGATGGCCGCCGGCATCCGCGGGCTGGGGCTGCGGCCCGATGAGTTCTGGCGGCTGACCCCGGCGGAGCTGCGGCTGATGCTGGGCGAGGGCGGGCAGGGCGCGCCGATGCGGCGGGCGGGGCTGGAGGCGCTGCTGACAGCCTATCCGGACAAGGAGACGGGCGATGGATGAGATCGAGAACCTCGAGGCCCTGGAGGATCAGGCCGAGGCGCTGAACCGGACGCTGGGGGTGACGGCGGATGTCACGGCGGGGTTCGAGGGGGAGCTCAGGCGCATCCGCGCGGCGATGAGCGAGGCGGGCAAGGACGTGGCGACGTTGGAACGCGGGCTGACCCGGGGGCTCAGGCGGGCGTTCGACGGGGTGGTCTTCGACGGGATGAAGCTGTCCGACGCCCTGGGCACGGTCGCGCGCAGCATGATGAACACCGCCTATTCGGCGGCGGTCCGGCCGGTGACGCGGCATTTCGGCGGGATGATCGCCGAGGGGCTGGGTTCGGCCGTGCAGGGGATGCTGCCCTTCGCCAACGGCGCGCCCTTCAGCCAGGGGCGGGTGGTGCCCTTCGCGAACGGCGGGGTGGTCCGCGGCCCGGTGGCGTTCCCGATGCGGGGCAGCACCGGGTTGATGGGCGAGGCCGGGCCCGAGGCGATCATGCCGCTGTCGCGCGGCATGGACGGCCGGCTTGGCGTGCGGGCCGAGGGCGGGCGCGGGGTGACGGTGGTGATGAACGTCACGACCCCGGATGTGCAGGGCTTCCGGCGGTCGGAAAGCCAGATCGCCGCGCAGATGAGCCGCGCTCTCTCGCGCGGGCAGCGGAACCGATAGGAGGCAGACATGGGGTTTCACGAGGTGCGGTTTCCGGCGAGCCTGTCCTTCGGCTCGGTCGGGGGGCCCGAGCGGCGGACGGACGTGGTGACGCTCGCCAACGGGTTCGAGGAGCGGAACACGCCCTGGGCGCATTCGCGGCGGCGCTACGATGCCGGGGTCGCGATGCGCTCGCTCGACGATGTCGAGGCGCTGATCGCCTTCTTCGAGGCGCGGCAGGGGCAGCTTTACGGGTTCCGTTGGAAGGACTGGTCGGATTACCGCTCGTGCCGGGCCTCGGCGGAGGTGGGTTTCGACGACCAGGTCATCGCGACCGGCGACGGGGTGTCGGATGAATGGCAGCTTGCCAAGCGCTATCGGTCGGGGGAACAGAGCTATCTGCGGCCGGTGACGAAGCCGGTGGCGGGCACCGTGCGGTTGGGCGTGGGCGGCGACGCGCTGCAGGAGGGGCTGCATTACGAGGTCGACACGACCACCGGGCGGATCACCTTCGCGGAGGCCCCGGCGGCGGGCGCCGAGATCACTGCAGGGTTCGAGTTCGACGTGCCGGTCCGGTTCGACACGGACCGTATCCAGGTCTCCGTCGCCTCGTTCCGGGCGGGTGACGTGCCGAGCGTGCCCGTGGTGGAGGTCCGGGTATGACGTTTCACGCGGGGCTCAAGGCGCATCTGGCGACCGGCGCGACGACCGTCTGTCACGCCTGGCGCATCCGGCGCGGCGACGGGGTGGTGATGGGGTTCACCGATCACGACCGGGACTTGACCTTTGAGGGCGTGGTCTTTCGCGCCGACACCGGGCTGAGCGCGCTGGCGCTGCAGCAGGGCACGGGGCTGGCGGTGGACAACACCGAGGCGGTCGGCGCGCTGTCCGACGCCGCGATCCGCGAGGCGGACGTGGAGGCCGGGCGCTTCGACGGGGCGGAGCTGACCGCATGGTTGGTCAACTGGGCGGACGTGGCGCAGCGGCAGGTGGAGTTTCGCGGCACGCTGGGCGAGATCCGGCGCGCCGGGGGCGCGTTCCGGGCGGAACTGCGCGGGCTGACCGAGGCGCTGAACCAGCCGATGGGGCGGGTCTATCAGAAGCCCTGTCCGGCGGTGGTGGGGGACGCGGCCTGCAAGGTCGACCTGTCGGCGCCGGGCTATGCGACGGAGCGGGCGGTGGAGCAGGTCGAGGACGCGCAGCGGTTCACCTTCGCGGCGCTCGACGGCTTCGATTTCGGCTGGTTCGAACGCGGTCGGCTGATCGTGCTGGACGGGGCGGCGGCGGGGCTGAGCGGGCTGGTGAAGCGGGATCGGTTTCTCGATGGCCTGCGGGTGGTCGAGCTGTGGCAGCCGCTGCGCGCCGGGATTGCGCCCGGTGACCGGGTCCGGCTGGAGGCGGGCTGCGACAAGCGGTTCGAGACTTGCCGGCTGAAGTTCGGCAACGCGCTAAATTTCCGCGGTTTTCCGGACATCCCGGGGGAGGACTGGATGATGGCCCTTCCCGCGCGGTCGGGCGAGACCTCGGGGGGGAGCCGGAGATGACGGGAGATCACGTCGTGCAGTCCGCGCGGGGCTGGATCGGGACGCCCTACGTGCACCAGGCCTCGGTCAGGGGGGCCGGGACGGATTGCCTCGGGCTCCTGCGGGGGGTCTGGCGCGAGATGCTGGGCCGCGAGCCCGAGGAGGTGCCCGCCTACACCCGCGACTGGTCGGAACCCGCGGGCGAAGAGGTGCTGTGGGAGGCGGCGCTGCGGCATCTCGTGGTCAAGCCGCTGGACGCGGAGGCCGCAGGCGACGTGCTGCTCTTCCGGATGCGGGATGGGGGCGTGGCGAAACACCTTGGCATCGCGGGACGTATCGGAGCGGGGGCGAGCTTCATCCATGCGTATTCCGGTCACGCGGTGCTGGAAAGCCCGCTGAGCCTGCCGTGGCGGCGGCGCATCGCGGCGCGCTTCGCCTTTCCGGCGCAGATCTGAACCTTCGGGGGACAGCACAATGGCGACACTTCTACTCTCGGCGGTCGGCGCGGCCGTCGGATCGGGGCTTGGCGGCTCGGTCCTTGGGCTTTCTGCGGCGGCGGTCGGCCGTTTCGCGGGGGCGACGCTGGGCCGGGCGATCGACCAGCGGCTGCTCGGGCAGGGGTCCGAGCCGGTGGAGAGCGGGCGGGTCGAGCGGTTCCGCCTGACCGGCGTGGGCGAGGGCGATCCGATCGCCCGGCTGCACGGCCGGATGCGGGTGGCCGGACAGGTGATCTGGGCGTCGCAGTTCGAAGAGATCGTCTCGACCACCGGGGGCGGCGGGAAGGGCGCGCCTTCGCAGCCCGAGGTGCGGCGCTATTCCTACCGGGTGAGTCTGGCGGTGGCGCTCTGCGAGGGGGAGATCTCCGGCATCGGGCGGATCTGGGCCGAAGGGGTGGAGATCGCGCGGGACACGCTGTCGATGCGGGTCTACCACGGGACGGACGATCAGCAGCCGGACCCCCGGATCGAGGCGGTGGAGAGCGCGGGGCGCGCGCCGGCCTATCGCGGCACGGCCTATGTCGTGCTCGAGGACCTGGCGCTGGAGCCTTTCGGCAACCGCGTCCCGCAGCTGGCCTTCGAGGTGATCCGCCCCGCGCCCGAGGGGCAGGCGGAGGGCGGCTTTTCCCCGGCCCGCGCGGTGCGGGCGGTGGCGATGCTGCCGGGCTGCGGCGAATATGCACTGGCGACCACGCCGGTCAGTTTCGACGAGGGGCACGGCCGGGTGCGGATGGCGAACGTCAACACCGCGAGCGGGCAGAGCGATTTCGTCACCTCCCTGAACCAGCTCGACGCGAGCCTGACCGCCTGCGACGGTGTCTCGCTGGTGGTGAGCTGGTTCGGCGACGATCTGCGCTGCGGCGCCTGCCGGGTGCGGCCCCGGGTCGAGCAGACCAAGGCCGAGGGACGCGGGATGCCGTGGCGGGTCTCGGGGCTGAACCGGGCGGCGGCGGGCGCGGTCGGCGAGGACGATGCGGGGCGGCCGGTCTATGGCGGCACGCCGGCGGACGCCTCGGTAATCGAGGCGATCCGGGAACTGAACGCGCGCGGGAAGCGGGTGATGTTCTATCCCTTCATCCTGATGGAGCAGCTGGCGGGCAACGGCCTCCCCGATCCGTGGAGCGGGGCGGAGGACCAGCCGGTCCTGCCGTGGCGCGGGCGGATCACCTGTTCCGTCGCCCCGGGGCGGGACGGTTCGCCCGATGGCACGGCGGTGGCAGCGGACGAGGTGGCGGCGTTCTTCGGGACCGCCTCGGCTGGCGATTACACGGTCTCGGGCGGGGAGGTGACCTATTCCGGCCCGGCGGAGTGGCGGTTCCGGCGCTTCATCCTGCATTGCGCGGCGCTCTGTGCTGCGGCGGGCGGGGTGGACAGCTTCTGCATCGGGTCCGAGATGCGGGGGCTGACGCAGATCCGGGGCGCGGGGAATGCCTTTCCGACGGTGGCGGCGCTGCGTGCCCTGGCGGCCGAGGTGAGAGCGCTGCTGCCCGAGGCGAAGATCGGCTATGCGGCGGATTGGAGCGAGTATTTCGGCTATCACCCGCGGGACGGGTCGGGCGATGTCTTCTTCCATCTGGACCCGCTCTGGGCCGATCCGCAGATCGACTTCGTGGGGATCGACAATTATCTGCCGCTCTCGGACTGGCGCGAGGAGGAGGATCACGCGGATGCGCCGTGGGGCTCCGTTTACGACCCCGCCTATCTGAGCGCGAACGTCGAAGGCGGCGAGGGTTACGACTGGTATTACCATTCGCCTGAGGCCGAGGTGGCGCAGATCCGCACACCGATTACCGACGGCGTCTACGGCGAGGACTGGGTGTTCCGGCCAAAGGACATCCGCAACTGGTGGGCGCAGGAACATCACGAGCGGATCGGCGGGATCCGGCAGGCGGCGGCGACCGATTGGGTGCCGGGCATGAAGCCGGTGTGGTTCACCGAACTGGGCTGCCCGGCCGTGGACAAGGGCACCAACCAGCCGAACGTGTTCTTCGACCCGAAATCGTCGGAAAGCCGGCTGCCCCGCGGCTCGACCGGGCGGCGGGACGATCTGATCCAGCAGCGCTATCTGTCGGTGATGCACCGCTATTGGAGCGACCCGGCGCACAACCCGGTGTCGCCAGAATACGGCGGCCCCATGGTGGACATGTCCCGTGCCCATGTCTGGGCCTGGGACGCGCGGCCCTTTCCGGCTTTCCCGAACGCCGAAGGCACCTGGTCGGACGGGACGAATTACCAGTTGGGCCACTGGATCACCGGGCGCGCCTCGGGGCGGGACCTCGCCTCGGTCGTGGCGGAGGTCTGCCGGGCGGCCGGGGTAGAGCATTTCGAGGTCTCCGACTTGCGCGGTCACGTGAGCGGCTACGTGGTGGAGGACGTGGGTGCCGGGCGGGCGGCGCTGCAGCCGCTGATGCTGCGTTACGGGTTCGATGCGGTGGAGCGCGAGGGTACCCTGCGTTTCGTCATGCGCGACGGAGTGGCCGACGCGACCCTGGACGAGGCGGAGCTGGCGGTCACGGAGGAGCTGGACGGCCGGATCGAGGAGGTGCGCGCCGGGGCGGCGGAGCTGTCCGGCCGGGTGCGGCTGAAATTCGTGCAGGCCGAGGCGGAGTTCGCCGTCATCGCGGAGGAAGCGGTGATGCCGGACGAGGTGAGCCGCGCCGTCTCGGCCTCGGACCTGCCGCTGGCGATGACGCGGGGCGAGGGACGGCAGGTGGCGGAACGCTGGCTGACCGAGGCGCGGGTGGCGCGGGATACGGTGCGCCTCGCCTTGCCGCCGTCGCGGCGGAATCTGGGCGCGGGCGACGTGCTGCGCCTGCCGGTGGCGGACGGGGCAGGGCTGTTCCGGATTGACCGCGTCGAGCAGGCCGAGCACCAGATCCTCGACGCGGTGCGGATCGAGCCCGAGACCTACCGCCCGGTGGATATGGACGAGGACAGCGTCGCGCTCAGCCGTTTCGTGCCGCCGGTGCCGGTGCTGCCGGTGTTTCTGGACCTGCCGCTGATGACGGGGGACGAGGTGCCGCACGCGCCGCATGTGGCGGTCACGGCGAAGCCGTGGCCGGGGAGCGTCGCACTCTTTGCCTCGGACGAGGATGCGGGCTACCGGCTGAACGCGGAAATCACACGCCGCGCGACGGTCGGCGTGACGGAGGGCCCCCTCGCAGACGGGCCAGTCGGGCTGATCGACCGGGGCGCCGGGCTGAGCGTTCGGTTGACCAGCGGGGCGCTGTTCTCCGTCACCGACGGGGCGCTGCTGGCCGGTGCCAATCTGGCGGCGATCGGGGACGGGTCGGCGGGCAACTGGGAACTCTTCCAGTTCCGCGACGCGGTGATGACAGGGCCGGACACGTGGCTGCTGTCGCACCGGCTGCGCGGGCAACTTGGTTCGGACGCGCTGATGCCGGAGGTCTGGCCCGAGGGCAGCCGCTTCGTGCTTCTCGACGGGGTGCCGGAGCAGATCGCGCTGAGCCTCGCGCAGCGGGGGCGGGCGCGGCACTATCGCTATGGCCCCGCGCTGCGCCCGGTTGACGATCCGTCCTATGGTCACGTGGTGGAGGCGTTCGACGGCCACGGGCTGCGGCCCTATGCGCCGGTGCACCTGCGGGCGGTCCGGGCAGGCGGGGGTCTGACGGTCTCGTGGATCCGGCGGACGCGGATCGGCGGCGACGGCTGGGACGGGATCGAGGTGCCTCTGGGCGAGGAGGCGGAGTCGTACCTCGTCCGGGTGATGCAGGACGGTGCGCTTCTGCGCGAGGCGCAGGTCGGGGCGCCGGAATGGGTCTACGACGCGGCGGCGCAGGCGGCGGACGGGCTGGCGCCGGGGTTCTTCGACGTCCGCGTGGCGCAGGTGTCGGCGCTCTACGGGGCGGGGCTGTTCCGCAGCCTGACGCTCGCGGCCTGA